CAAGAATTTGTCTGAGTTGCTTGATGAGTTGTTCAATAAAATCAAAGCGACCGTTGAATTTGATCTCCTGGACGGGAAACCGGTCTCCCTGATCACTTTTGAAAACGGGGTATCTATGATCCTGGCAAAGTGTGACCGCGCTACCTATACTGCCAGTCGCACAAAATCTACCTCAAATCCGCTTGCTGGTCTGAAGTATGTTTTGAAAACCTGCCTGGTGCCCGATGACGGCCTCGACCCCGAAATATTTAAAAACCCAGGTATACTGCTCGGCTTCTCTGAAGTGATGGACGAATACCTGAACGATACCGGCAAACGCCTGGGAAACTGATCGAGGCTGCGGACGGCAGCCCGGAAATACATTCCGTTGAATACTACAACACCTTATTGCAATACTACTTGCACATTCCTGACCCTGATCAATTGTCGGATGAGCAATGGGCAATAAAAATCAAGCAGTTAGAACACATTCGTAAAGCAGAGCAAAAATGAGCGGATTCACCTATTTTATTAAGACGGTAGTATCAGGCGAAAGCAGTGTGCTTAAGCTGGCTGAGTCCGCAGGACAGGCTGATACTGCTATCAATAAAATAGGTAGTTCGGCCATAAAGGCAGGCAGTGAGGCTGAAAAAGCGGGCCAGCGTGGAGCCAACGCGTTCGATGGAATGGGGCGAAGTATCACCCGGATGGTTGCAAGTGTTGGCATTGCCGCTTTGGCTATGAGCAGCCTTAATACTGCTGCCGATACGACCAGCCTGGATAATGCTATAAAGTTTGCCGGGGGAAAGGATGGTGTGGAAAACCTGGCATTTATTAATAAGGCCGTCGATGACTTGAAGACGCCGATGATGGCCGCGAAACAGGGTTTTAAAATCCTGTCAGGCGGTATGATGGAAAGCGGCATAGAGGCTGCTCAACAACGTGACATTTATTATAGTGTGGCTGAGGCCGCGCGGGTAATGGGTTTGAGCAGTGATGATACTACCGGCGCTATGATCGCCCTGGGACAAGTGGCCAGCAAGGGTAAAGTGCAGGCTGAAGAATTGCGCGGACAGTTGGGAGAACGTATCCCAGGCGCTTTTGCTATTGCTGCCAGGGCTATGGGGATGACGACAAAGGAACTGGACAAAACGATGAGCATGGGCAACCTGATGGCGAAAGACTTCCTTCCAAAATTCGCTGCCGAGATGCACAAAACGTTCGGGCCTGGCCTGACTGATGCGTTGGGATCGCCCAGGGCGAAGTTTGACGAAATGCAAAATTCATTGACTACCCTTAAAAATACGATTGGCACTGAATTGATGCCAGCGGCAACCGACCTCATTAATAACTTCCTGATACCCGGCGCTAAATGGTTCGGTGATAATATCGACGCAATTGGCGGTCTGGTAACGATTTTTGGAAGCCTGTATGTTGCCAGCAAACTATATGCTGCATATATGGCAATCAGTAGTTTGATGACAATGGGATTCACTGGAGCCGTTGCTTCGCTAAATATTGCACTCTTGGCAAATCCTATAGGAATCGTGATTGCCGCAGTGGTCGCCCTGGGTGCCGCAGCGGTCTATGCCTGGAATAAATTCGAGTGGTTCAGGGCAGGTGTAACGGCTGTTTGGTACGTACTAAAACCATTTGTAGACTTTGTCTGGAATCACCTGGTGAAGTCTTTCGAGCAGTGGTGGTTTATCATGGGCAAGGTTTGGGACGGCTTAAAATGGGTTGGTGAGAAACTCTATGAGTTATTCAAACCTGTCCAGGAGCTTGGTGAAAAGGTTTTGTCTTACCTGGTGAAGCCGTTCGAAATGTTCGGCCAAGTGCTGGACTATCTGGGTATAACCGACATCGCAAAAAGTGCCGGTGATGCCGTCGCGCAAAACTTCACGGATGGCTGGAACGCCGGGATAAAGGATTTCAACGGGCCGCAGACAGCCACTGAAAATGTGGCCACCAATGGTTTCCCAGGCGGTGGCGGCGCTTCCCCTGGTGGCGCACCAAAGCCTGATCCAAATGCAGGTAAGGCAAAGGCGATGTCCGACAGCATTACAGGCGGCGGCGGTAAGAATATCACTCTAAACGTGAATAAACTGATTGAATCATTCACACTGAATTCGCAGAACGTAAAAGAAGGCGTCGACCAGGTCGGAGACATGATGATACGTACCCTGCTGCAAGCGCTTAACTCAGTTAATCAAATTCAGGTCAATGGCTAAGGTTCAGCAATACGATATCAACGCACTTTTTCGGGAGGCGTTTGGCATGGGTCGCGGTAAGCCGTACGACGCCAGCCAGATCGAGGAAAAGACTTTCACCGAGGCTGGAACGTTCCCAGATGCGGTGGCTGACAGTTCGACAGAAGGAGAAAACTCGGTGACGATGCGCAATACCATCGGCTCGAACCTGCCGACAGGGCAGCCCATATTTATGCCGATGCGGCTGGGTAATCTGATCCTTCCGAACGAACCATCGGTGACGATCAGCAGCCGCAAAAACATAGTGGAGACGGCTTTAACCGGATCAACCCGGCGTGGTACGGTTAAAGAGTTGATCAGCATCGAGGACTGGAGCGTGGTAATTCGCGGCGTAGCGATCAACTATAACAGTAAAGAATTCTACCCGGAAGACATTGTTAAGTCCCTCAAAGACTTATACGAGATCAACGAGTCGCTCGAAGTGCAGTGCGCACTGACCCGGTTACTGGGTATTTACCGCTTGGTGATCAGGGAGTTTACTTTACCCGAAATGATCGGCATTCAACACTGTCAGGCTTATCAATTCATTTGTACCTCAGACGAGGATTTTATCCTGGAAATATAATGTTCGTACTCAACGCAGATATAACCATTTCAGGGAAGCGATTCACCCGGGTCGCCGAGGTGGAAATACAGTCTTCCAAGGTGCTGGAAGACACTGCGCGCATTGTATTACCGACCACTGCATTGCTGGAACGCCAGGGGGCTGTTGTGTCTGAAGTCGAGACTGCAAAGCAGTTTGCAGTGGGGGATTTAGTAGTTATCAATCTAGGGTATAATGGAACGTTGAGGGAGGAATTCCGGGGTTATGTGTCGAAGATCAAACCCACGACGCCTGTTGAAATAGAGTGCGTGGACGCGGTCTGGTTACTGCGCCGGAAGAACCTGTCAAAGTCGTTTAGAACGACCACCTTAAAGGCGCTTTTGGCCTTCATCGTAGATGGTACTGGAATCACCTTGAAAGGTGAAATTCCAGGTATTGATTTCAAGAAGTTTTACCTGAGAAATGTGACTGCGGCGCATGCCTTGCAGAAACTGAAAGACGAATACGGTCTGACGCTTTTCCTGAAGAATTTTAACGAATTGCATGTCGGTCTTACCAGTTACACGGATAACGTTCATGTGCGCTATTCGCTGGGGCAAAACGTCATTGATAACTCTTTGGAATGGGTCAATGAAGATGACACCCGGATCAGGATTAAAGCCGTTCATGTGCGGCCAAATAACACCAAAATCGAAAAGGAATACGGTGACGCTGATGGCGAACTCCGTACCCTTTATTTCTACGATATCGACGCCGGTGAATCCCTCGAAAAACTGGCAAAACAGGAGGCTTTAAAATACAAATATGCGGGCTTTAAAGGGAGTTTAAACACCTTCCTTTTGCCCAATGTACAGGTGGGTAATGTGGCTGTCATGTCCGATCCGGATTATTCCGAACGGGCTGGCAGTTACCTGATCGACAAAGTAGTTACAACCTTCGGAACGAACGGTGCCAGACGCGCCGTAAGTCTCGGATTAAAGGTCACGGTATGAGCGATTTAAGACAGGAGTTGGCAAATGCACTCGATCAGTTTGTAAAAAACCGAATCACGATGGCTATTCAACCGGCCACCGTGACTGCTGTCAACGAAAGCGAAGGCACCTGTGATGTTAAGGATGTAGATGGTCATGAACTGTTTGATATCCGGCTCCGCGCTGCCCAGGATGAGGACGATAATGGATTGACAGCCATCCCGGCAATCAATAGCCAGGTGCTTATAGGCAATGTAGCCGATAGCTCCAATACCTGGGTCGTAATCGCCACCACGACTTTACAAAAGGTTATCGCCAAGGTCGACGGCGCAACGGTGATCATTGCCGGTGGATCGGTAGCCATTGAAAAAGGCACCAGCAAACTGATGGTAGATGCCTCCGGAACGCTGATCGAGCGCGCTTCTGTCAGTCTGAAAAGTACTCTGGATGCCCTCATCGACCAGATTAAACTGATCACAGTTACCTGCGCTGCACCCGGTTTTCCATCGACGCCACCAGTAAACCTTGCCGCTTTCGACGTTATCAAAACTCAACTTGACGCCATTTTATCATGAAGGATATACTGCTCGCTACAAACTTTGATTTGCTCTTTGCAAGTGGTGATTTCGCTTTCGGTGAAAGCACACGCCAACACCAGCAGATATTGCTGATCGTGGAGAAAGGCGAACTGAAGGAGTTTCCGACCAATGGCGTCGGCACTCATTCATGGTTGAACGATGACACCGCAGGCGATTACAATGCTGAAGTGAAAAAGGAATTTGAACGCGACGGAATGAAAGTACTGAAAGTAAAAGGCACCCTCCCTCTTTTAGAAATCGAAGCAGTATATGCGTAGCATCATTATACAACCTGGTCAAACACTTGCTGACATAGCAATTCAATGGTGTGGATCATTGAGCGCCTGGCCATTAATAGCCGCACTCAATGGGTTGGGATTTACGGATTTACTTACTGCTGGCACCTCTCTGCTGGTTCCGGAAGCGACCGAAAAGCGTACTGCTCAGTATTTCGCACAAGGCGGGTACATAACAGAACTGGAAGGGATAGATTACTGGTATATCGAATTAGATTTTAAGGTATCATAATAATGGCACGAACTATTCTTGAAATACAAACACAGATCATCGCATCTGTTGCGGCTGATTCAACTTTAAGCACTAATCTGACAAGTACGTCGGTAACCGCTATCTGGCGGCTCTGGACTTATGTCGTTGCCAGTGCGATCTGGTTGCATGAGTCGGTTTGGGACTCCTTCCGGGTTGGTTTACTGGATGAGGTGGCCAATATGAAACCCCACACATTGCGCTGGTATCGGGGTAAAGCGCTCACCTATCAGGCAGGCGGCACTTTGATCACTGGTGAGGATGAGTACGATAATACCGGCCTCACAGCCGAAGACATCGAAACGGCGCAAATAATAAAATACGCATCTGCGAGCGAAGGGAATGGCCAGGTAGTGGTCAAGGTGGCGAAGGATGTTGCCGGTGTGATTACGGCTCCGACAGTTCCCGAACTGGCTGGCGTCAATTCATATTTTCAGGACATCAAGGATGCCGGTGTGGTACTGGTTGTGCGTGGCGTCGCTGCCGACAGGATCAAACTGCATATCGATGTATACTACAATGCCACCATTTTGGCGGCTGACGGCTCCCGTCTTGATGGCGGTGCAAGTACACCAGTAATGGATGCCATCAAAGCCTTTATCAAGGCTTTGCCATTCGATGGCCGGTTCATTAAAGCGCATCTGACGGACGCTTTACAGGAAATACGGAGCTGCGAGGCTCGCAGGTTTGATGATCCATCATACTCCGGTGTTGATATTTTCTACGATACATATAGCGGGTTTTTAAAAGTCTACGACGATGCCGATGTCACTTTAAATTATTACGCTGCCTAAAATGTATTCTATAAACTTCAACACCCTGGTAAACTGGTTATTGCCCGCCAGCCTCCGCAAACCCAGCCAAATAGCATGGTTGAAAGCGCTGCTTTCGCCGGTTATGTGGCTTCATACCCGGTTTGAAGGGTTCGTTGTATCCACGCAGTTTGATCTGAAGATTAC